GAAGAGGCTTTTGATTTATCCAGTCTGCCCTCTGCTGACCCATCGAACATAATAATAAAAGAAAACTTCATAAGTGAAAAACACTTAGAAGAAATAGTTACATATTGCTCAACGGTTTCGGAATGGGAGTCCAGAAGTGAGCTTGGTACGGACAGTATTCACATGCCTGAATACATTGAAAAAAATTCCACGCAAGTATTTCACATTATGCAGCAGTATGTCGATAATGTTCAGCATGAAATTGAATATAAATTTGGAAGAAAGCTTGAAAAGACAAAGCCAGGTATTAGGAAGTGGTACCCGGGTGAGTATCAAGACATTCATGCAGACGGCGAAACGGCTGGTGGGTGGCCAGGGTATAACTACATAGTTGATTATGGTTCAATTATTTATTTAAATGATGATTATGAAGGCGGCGAACTTTTTTTTCCAAAATACGACATTTTCATAAAACCAAAACCCGGAACCCTGATATTCTTTCCGTCAACCAACATGTACACTCATGGGGTTACTGAGGTTAAATCGGGAATTCGATATACATCACCACATTTTTGGACTCCCACCAAGCATAAGATACTTATGGAAATGGCAAAAATGAATGAAGGGTGAGAACCTTTACTTTTTACATATTCCGAAAACATCGGGCACAAAGATGCACTACGACCTTATCGAATGTGCAAAAAATCCACTTGCAATAAATTCGCCGAATGTATACCTGCCTAAAGATTTCGAATTCGTATTTGACCCAAAAATAGCCGAGTCGCATAACATAATTTGTGGACACTTTGGTAGGAATCCAATTGGCTCAATTGATAATCTAATTTCTTTTTCTATGATTAGAGAACCGTTCGAGCAGTATCTAAGTCTGGCCAAATATTCCGCTCTGCAACAAGGAGATACATTTGATAGAAATTTCTTGGATGAATTTTTGTCCAACAACAACGAAATCAACTCTAGGTTTGAGGGTATGTCGGGGTGCGAAAATCCACAATCTTGTTTTTTGTATTCAAAAATTGCCGGTATAGAGAAACAGGTGGGCGTTAATGAATTCGGAAACCCAATTATAGACATAGCCAAAAGTTTTTTTGTAGAAAAACCTCAGTCATACTCTCAGCTTAGCCAAAGACTTGAGAATATAATAATTGGCCTCACCGAAGAAAGGGGTCAGTTGATTGATTTTGTCAACACTATTCTAATCCGAATGTTTAATACGTCAATAAAGACCGACGACTCTATCGTCAACGAGACTCCACCACTCTCGTTTAAGCTGAACAAAAGACAAGTGATTTCAATCACTAGCAAAATAGAACTAGATATGGAACTTTATGCAAAGATGAAAGAACGACCGTTGAGGCAAAATGCATAGGATTTATCATCTTCACATACCACGCACCTCTGGCAAGTCTGTGTGTGATGCGCTTTATGGAACGTTTGTCAATGCTGGTCTGCTTCGCAAAATAAACAACACCGGCACTAGTCGATTGATGTACGACAAGAAAAGTTTTACAGATATCCCATTCGTTTCGGGCCACTTTGCAACCAACCCAGTGTCCGTTGAAGATGAAAAATTTGATGTGTTTTCTTTTGTGAGGGAACCCATTAGCCACTATATGAGCATTGCCTCATATGTGTGTGCGAATTCAGACAGAGTTATGTCAAGTGAATTTATGGAAGAATTCTTGTACGGCTATATGACTCCATTTGGAGCAAACGAATTATTCTCCAATTCTGGAAATCTGCAATCAAAGATGTTATTTTGTAGAATTGGTTTGGCAGATAGCTCTGTAGTTTCGCTTACGGATGACGATGTCCAAAGTAGGGAAAATATTGTATTTATTGAGTCTGATATGCCGAGCGAAGAAGAAATAAAAAACAAAATAGAAAATATGTTTATATTTACTCTGGACAATAGACACATCGGGATTGAGTGGCTCAGAAAAAAAATCCTACTTGACCATGGATTGAAACTAGACCAATCAATCAAAAACGTATCTAATTCTTCTTTTAAAAACAATTTTACTCCCGATATTAGCCACGTCAGAGAAATCCTCAGTCGCTGCGACATTGACAGTATGGTTTATCATCTGGTGAGAAGCGGCGAGAGTGCTAATCTATGAAAATGAGCGAAAACTCGCTGTCACCATGGAGGGTGGAACCAGGTCATTTTGGTTCAGGACCAGAAAACATCCACATATTTGAAAATTTTATTGACAAATCAGATATTGAGGTAATACAAAAATTTTGTCCAACAATAAACGAGTGGAATAATTCAAAAGAAAGCGTTTACGCTGAAGATGGGACCTGTCTGTATAACGCTGATTACTGGAACGACAGGCAATGCAGCAGCGACATTCTCCAAAGACTTTCAGTGCCGGTTTTTAACATTATCGATAAATATATACAAAAGATGCAAACTGCTCTTGAAGAAATTTATGGCCTAGAACTTTCCTCTCGACCCCCAGTAATCATGAAATGGAGACCAGGGATTGAGCAAAGGCCACATGCCGATAAGCAGCTCAACAACGGTGAGCCAAACGCCTTTGTCGACTACGACCTGAACTCATTATTTTATTACAATGATGATTTTGAAGGCGGAGAGCTATATTACCCGCAGCATGATATAAGCATTAGGCCAAAGCCAGGCCTAGCAATTGCTCATCCAGGTGACGTCAACTACCTGCACGGAGTTACGATGATAACAAAGGGATACAGGTATACCACCCCTTCTTTCTATACGGTTAAATAAAAGATGATTATAAGCAAATTAAACTTGATAGAACCGAAAGAATATGAGGCCATATTAGACGCAATTAAAGAAATTGGTTTTCCGTCAAACTATTCAGAAAATGACCCATCAACCGGATACTACGATAAACATGCCTTGTTTGAATACGATGCGTTTTCGTATGGTGTTTTTGAGGGCATATGTGAAAGGGTTTTAAAAATTGCAGAAGAAGAATTCAAGACAGCCCTAATCATTGATACGGCGGTACTTATTGGGGTGATTCCAGGAAATCTGCCCGAAGAACATGCGGATAGCCAAAACCTTGACGGAACGCCAAAGTTGGGTTGCAATAATTTCGTTGTTTCTGCGGTTGTCTATTTAAACGATGGATTCTCGGGCGGGGACTTAGTTTTCCCTAAAGCTGGCTACCGATATAAACCGCGCGCTGGTAGTTGTGTCATTTTTCCAAGCAATTTACCATATAGTCATTACGTTGATAGTGTTCTCGAAGGAGAGCGTCTATCGTTGGCGATATGGTTTTCCCAGATATGATGAGCCAATGAGAAACATTGATGTTGAGTATGTTGGAGACCCGAAAGCTGGATTTCTGGTTTACAGGAACATATTGAGTGAAGACTTAAAAATACCAGAACGCCTAGAGGCGACAATTGGGGATAGCACAACTCCGCCATACTCGTGGATGCAGGCTCTTGTTGGCGACGGGCAAGTTATGAAGGACTACAGAGACTGTGTCGATTGCAAGATGAGCCCTGCTCACTTTGAACACTGTCCAACGCAATTCAGTGAGTTGATAAATATATACAACGACACCGTGACCGGGTTGACTGCTTGCTTGCAAGATTACGAATCCAGATACAACATCCGCATGGATTTCATGGAAGCAATTAATTATGTTAGATACAACGAAGGCCAACACTTCAATGTGCACGCAGACCATGGATTCTCCTATGTGTGCACGGTCTCTTCGGTCATGTACCTAAACGATGACTACGATGGCGGTGAACTGTTTTTCCCATTTCTGGATATAACTTTCAAGCCAAAATATGGAGACATTGTTTTGTTCCCTTCTACCTTTATTTACTCTCATGCGTCCAAGCCCGTTACTAGGGGAACCAAGTACGCAGCTGTCACAATGTTTGACTACAATGACAGGTTCCATAGACAGTGGAAGGGATACGGAAAGAACATAGATGGCACCGACGTCGAGTACGGGCCGGGTATAGTTAGCCCAACAGCGAATCAAGTCGGAAGATTTATTTTTCAAAAATGACAAAACTATTCCTAAAACGAACACATATAAGTTCACCCCTAATACAGCAATCTAGGCTTAAGCGTGACTGGATGGATGCTACGTACAACAAGCACGCCTATCAATGTATGCCAATGACTGTTGCAAATGTCTACGGGTGGGAAGTTGTTCTTGAAGAAGACCTGGTCGTCCAGTGGAATGGTGGCAATACACCGCCAGAAATTCTTTCTGGAGAGATAACCTCATCTGGTCGGGTTCAGGCAATTTCATCAATAATTGGAATGATTTCAATAAATATTGGTTGGGTTATAAGCACCGAAGAGGGCTACAACACCTGGATGACTGGTTCCCCGAACTATTTTGTTGACGGAGCCACCCCACTTACCGCCACAATCCCTAGTTATTGGTGGCCAGACGAATCCCAGATGAATTGGAAAATAACCAAAATTGGAGAGCCTGTGGTATTTGGGGCTGGAACCCCGTTCTGCTTCTTTAATATCTACGATAATTCTGTCCTTGAGAGCACAGAAATCGTTACGTCAAATCTTTGGGACGACAAAGAGTTGGTTGAATCGCGAATGAAATACGGCAAGCTAAAAGAAGATAATAGGTATGAAAATCCATGGACTTGGACCAAGGGAATTAAAACAGGTGTTGACGCAGACGGCAAACAGATAGGACCCACCTTTACCGGAATGCCCAAACTGGCCAATCCCTAGTATAGAATTAGGGTACAATTGGGGTATCCGTACGACTATAGGCACAATGGAGACAGTATGAAATTTGAATCCTCATTTTCAACCCAGGAGAAGAAGCTCGTCTACCAGCGCACCCTCAAGGACCTGGAGAGACAGCTCATGGAGAGACTCATTCAGGAAGGCTTTGACCCCGACACGTTTGATGCAGAGAATTTTGTACCAGGCACAGACCACCACGGGATGATTCAGGGCCACAAGCTGATTGTTGACTTCCTTGCAAAAATTAGCAACGTCAAATCGAAGATTGCGGAGTAACCTTCAAACATGGCACTATCAGTAGAGCAATTGGCCAGCGCAAAAGCGGAGGCGGTTCAAATTCTCGAATACTCTATTTATACACTGGCTTTTACTTTAGGTATCGAGGATGAAGACCTAGAGCCAGACATGGCAAATCCAATAGATATGTCTTTGTCAGAAAACAGCGCTCTCGTTGCCCAGTATGACGCATATGAATGTTTGAAACTGCAATTGGCGGCATTGGTAAGACTACAGAGTTAGTGGGCAGGCTGTGAAAATTGTGCCTCGCATACCCAAGAAGTTATCCATTGTTGAAGAGGCTTTGAGTGAAGGAAGGTACGAAGCGTGCCCAGATATCGACCCGGACTTCCCAAACATACAAGAGCCACAGCAGAATCCGAATAGAAATTCCCAAGTGGTTAAATGGAATCCACGATTAATGTCATACGAGCTACCAGATGGTGCAATGTGGTTCTGTGACTTACTGCAGTCAAATGACCCGCAGAAAAAATGGGAAACAACAGAGCCAGGCGATTTTACAAAAAACGAAGAAATAGAGGAGCTTTTCAATGAGGCATAGAGCTGCTACTGGCGAAAATCTTTACAACGCTGAAAACCAAATACATTACAACGAAAAGCAGCTTGCTGTTTTTGCATACATGCTAGATTTCGACCCAGACAGCATAGATTCAATGGATATTGAGGAATTGGTTGCAAGACTGGGGAGCATGTGGAAGTACAGCAGCGACATCAGGGGAAGCGGTGAGCCGATATATACGACGAATGCGATACCTAGATTTTTCGCCAAAATGAATGCAACACTCAAAGACCGAGCGCGAAGAGCAGCTTGGAATTACTCTCTTGCAAAGGCTGTAAAAAATGGATAACAGACAACTGAGAACAGCAATGGTGCAGGTCGCACTTTCAAATACGTCTTGGGATTCTGTGCCGACAATGACGGCCGAAGAAATAAGAAAACACACGTTCGAATCAATGGAACGCATCTACCAATGGAGAGAGTCAGTTGGGCTAAATATGTCGGTGGCCGCGAGGGGTTCCACTGAAGGCCTTTGGTATGTTGATTGGCTTAGGGACCCGATATCCCCATGGGCGGACCTGGTCGCTTGTGGTGTGGTCCCAGTTGAGTATGTTTACTCATTAAAAAAACCAAACAAATGTTTAATTTTTGGAGTTGATGGAACTCTGGCTACTTTCTTGTATAAAAAAGATAATCCAGGCGTTCACATTTGTTTCCCTAATACTCAACCATTGTGGAATTTCGAACAGTTTATCCGCGATTTTGAGATTGACAATGAAGGCGAAAACTACATGGACATCGACTATTCGGTTGTTGAACTTGAGGAGATAGGAACCGGCGATGCGATTGGTTTTGATTTCATACAAATGCGCATAGAAGACGTTGAGACAGATTTAGAAATTTTGCAGAATTGCGTAAATGCACTGAGTTCTGGTGGTGTCCTCTTGGTTCTGGCTTCAAACAACTCTGGCAAACTATACAGAGACGACTTTTTCTTTCACCCGAACAACAGGATGCATGAAGTGTTGAAGTCAAACAACGGATACACATATCACAGTTCAGAAAATTATGGACACACGACTTTTGTGAAACACTAGCCGTGATAGTGTCCGAACGTGAATATATTCGATAACTTTTTAAGTTCATCACTACTTGATGAAATCAAGTCGGACAAGTCATTTTTCCCAGGAATAATGCAAACGGACAGCCGAATAGCAAGTGAGGTCAATTCCTATCACAATGACCAGGCCAGCTGCTACGCACCGTATATGTTTTGGGATGGATGGTGGACGTCCTCGGCCGACACTCTAAGAAAAAAGGTAATCAGAGACATATGGGAAAGCAATCTCCCATTTGAAAAAGAGAATATTCTTGGGTTCGAGTATTGGACACGTACGTTTGGGCCAGGACAATTTCTTGGGCCGCATGTTGACGAGGATACGTTCTTGTATCAGGACACAAAGATTTATAATGGTCCAGAAATTGGCTGCGTCTACTACGGACCGTCAAACGAAAAAGTCGTTGGTGGTTTCTTGGAGCTTTTTGAGTCCAAGCTTAATTTCGGTGAACTAAATGCTCTTGAATGGGAGAATCTTGAAAAAAAGTTAGACCCAATTGAGTTGCGAGAAAGAATTGCGTTTAAGGAAAACAGGTTAATAATATTTGACGCAGGAAGGGTGATTCATCAAACTAGCCCCTGCGTTTCTGGAATGAGAAACGTAATGGTCGTAAACGTTTGGCTAAAATCAAATCCTCCTGTAGACATGGCTAATTTTGTTTATGAATGAGGAATTTTTTTCAATACCAATCTGCCCAGTGAACATATATAAATCATCCTTAGACATCAATAATATTAGGCTCTCACAGGAAATACATAATCACGCGCAGAGCCTTGAAATTCAAGAATCTAATGTAAATCTTTTAGAGAATAAAACGAGTTACTTAAACTATGTCAAAGAAGCTTCTGGCGATAATTCCTTACCAGAAGGAGAAGAATGCAAAAAATTAAAAAAATTAATGACGGAAAAGGTTAGCTTTATTGCTAAAAAACCGATGACCATAAATGAGTGTTGGTCACTGACTCTAACAAAAGGGCAATCCGTAGGGGTGCATTCTCATAAGTCAAACACGCATATGCATCCAGGCGAGTATTACTCTGTTGCGTATTATGTAAACGTTCCACCCGGAAGTGCAAAATTGATGTTCAACATAAGCGTATGCAACACCATCGAGACGATAATTCCAGTGATTCCAGAAGAGGGTATGTTTTTAATTTTTAACTCTTTCATTCAGCACCACACCGATAGGCACCTATCGGATGAACCGAGAATAGTGGTCAGTGCAAATTTTTCTCCAGTGAGCCCAAATAGAACCCCTGTTCCAGACTGGTCTGCCTACGACTAGTATATTCATATGCCTGGAACAATCAAGAACCTTGGTGGTGGCGTTGTAGCTTTTGAAGACGCAATCAGTGTCCCAGTTGCGGAAATAGTAGAGCTTATAGACAGGCTTTCTGATGCAGCAATCAAAGAGCAGTATGAGTATGTTTTGGACCTTGATGGCATACCAGTGCACGCAATAAATAAAAGCGGGTTTATATATGAATTGGAAGAAATTAAGAAAAACCCAATTAGAATCCAAAAACTTGAACATCAATTCTTCCAAGATTGTGAACGAGTAATTTACCAATGTCTTCTCGAATATATAGAAATATTCCCAGCAGCCTTGCAGTGCTTGTGGTGGAAAAGTGAGGGGCATGTCCTAAAGTACCCAACTGGCTCCAAGTTGGGATTTCACTGCGATAATGATGTTAATTACAAATATGGTCAGCTCCCCCCATTTGAGCACGCAACAAGGAACGTAATTAGCGCTTTGGTCTACTTGAATAGCAATTGCGAGGGCAACGAGTGCGATGAGTACTCGTTTACTGGCGGCGAAATGGAAATACCATATTTCGGTATAACCATGAAACCTAAAATGGGAACCGTGCTATTCATGCCAGCCAACTATCTTGGCGCTCACGAAATAATGGAAGTAACGTCTGGGTCTAGATATTCATATTTATCTTGGTTTGCCCAGGGCTCGCCCAATCAAGAACGTGGAATTTCCCCAAATGAGCCGATACAAGGACATGCCAGGCCAATAGGTGGACAGTGGTGGATGCCAGATTTAGTGAAAGACTACGAGCAATACCTTATGGACAAATACGGCGATGAGGGTAAAATACCAACTGGGAAGGCTGTGTTTAAATCCCGGAAAGATGACCATAAATGATTTTTAACGATGTAAAAGCTGAGCATTTGGGTGGGGGTGTTGTCGTATTCCGTGACGCAATAAGGCTTGACTGGGAGTACGCAAACAGAATATCCAAGGAAATAGTCAATAGAGAAATGGGGGACATGTATCAGCCTGCAATAAACCCCGACAATGGCCTAGAAGAATACGTCAATAGGAGTGGTTATTTCTTTTCAAAAAATGGGATAGACAAAATGCCCAAAAGGGGGTCTCGGGTTCATCAGGACACCAGGCCCGAAGTTGTCGAATTATTCACCTTTATCGAGGAGTGTAAAGATAAGTATCTTTTTAGATATATGCACATGTTCCCTCTTGTTTTCAAGAATATATGGTGGAAGGTTAAGGGTCATTTGGTTAGCTACTCGTCCGACTGTGGAGGGTATATCGGGGAGCACAGCGACACCAGTGTTGACTACGTATATGGACTCCCGCACCCACCTCATCAATTGGCATCAAGAAACACACTTTCCTGTCTTGTTTACTTTGGTAACTGCGTAGACGGGAGCAAGCTATCTGAGCCAGGAGATTTTACCGGAGGGCATCATAGATTTACTTATTTGGATATTGATTACACTCCACAAAGGGGAGATATATTGATGTTTCCGTCAAACTATATGGCTGCCCACGAGGTGACTCCCGTCAGCTCCGGCGAAAGATTCACCTATCTCGGCTGGTATGCACATGGCACTCCAAACCCTGCAGTCAACGAAGAGGTTGAGGACCCAGTGGTAAATCCAGACAAAGCAGCAGTGTCTTCAAATGTTTACATTCCGCACCTTCGGGAAAAATTCCTTGAATATCTGGATTCGGTTGGAGAAGATAAATCGTCAAAAACATACAGACTGACAATGGGTGAGCACGCATGAGAATAACGCACCTTGGTAACGGAATCGTGATGATTCGCAACTTGATTGAGCGCAACAATTTTGATGATGGAGAATTGCTGTCTTTGCCTATGACTAAAGTTCCACAAGGGTATTCACTTGTGGACGGCAAGATAATTAGTGATGGTGGATATGAATTCGATGAGCAGGGCAAACAAGCCGCCCCCGCCAGATACACAGACATTGGGGACCTTGGAGTAACCGTCGTATTGAGAAGCGCAATTTATACTGCCGCCGTTGAATACTGCAAAATATTCCCCGTCGCCGCGGAATGCATAACTGGACAAACTGATGGATATCTAATTAGATACCTTCCCGGTAACGGTATGGGGCCTCATTCTGATTGCAATATTCCCTACAAGCCAGGGACGTTGGAGCCACTAACTACAAGTCCTGCTTTTAACACCCTAACGACATCAATATTCATAAATGATGGTTATTCTGGAGGCGGGGTTAGATTTAGGACGTGGGGCATAACGGTGGAGCCAGAATTCGGTTCCGCGTTAATATATCCATCTAATTTTATTGGTTGCCATGAGGTTGACGAAGTAGTTGAAGGCGAGCGCTGGGCTTTTCTGTCATGGTTTTACCATGGCAACGGCCAGGAAAATAAACCAAGAGCCCTTGAATGGGTTAAACAATTCAAATCCGATGTTGGCTTAAGCAATAGCCAGCAGGGGAACGTTCTTGTTGGAGAGTGTTAAATACCTAAAAAAGCCGTTTAAATCTAGTTCTATTTAAACTTTTTGCAGACTCCAAAACAATCTCAACTTCCCATATTCCGTCAGAAAAAAGCGACTCAACAATTTCGACAGAGCGGTGCGGTCCGGATAAGTATACGTTCCTCTTATCTTCTCCTCCGCCCTGGTCGTAACCCATTGGGTATCCCCTAAAAAGCGCTTCGACATAATTAATACCAGCAGCTTTAGCGATTGAATAAATGTTTTGCTCTGACTCCAGACCGTGAAGGTTGTTCCCATCAACGTATATTCCTTTGAATTCAAATTTCGTCGCCGACTCAATAGTCTCTTCAGCTATGCCGCCCCTACCTATACAGATAATAATGTCAGATGAGTCAAAAAGTTCTCTGATGGTTCGATGCTCTAT